ACAAAACCAACTCCTGTTGTTGCTGGTGAAGCAGGTGCGGAAGGATTTTTCCCACTAGAAGGAGCTAGAGGTAAGAAAACTTTTGCTATGTTTGGTGAAGGTGTTTTACAAGCTCAGAAAGACAATGCGAGTGACGTTAATAAATTGCAGGCAGGTGGACTTAAGAAATACTTTGAGGGAATGAAAGGGTGGCAAGCCTTTGGAGACGCATTGAAAAAAATATTTGCTTCAATAGGAAAAGCACTTGGAAAACTAAATCCTCTTAAAGGTTTCTTCTCAGCTTTTGGTCTTGGCGGTGATGATGCTGATGATAGTGCTGGAGATCTTGACATTGACCCATCAAAATTTGGAGATGGTGTATATGGTACAGGATTGGTGACAGGTCCTGCAGGTCAAATTGGTGCAGGTGATGGGTTTCATCTTGATACTAAGTTTTCTAAGGATATGTCCATGGAGGATCGTGTTAAACTGATGGATCAACTTGCTAGAGGATATGCTGCCAGAGGAAGAGAAATGGAGTTCTCTAATCAAGGAGTCGCAAGTAAAATCTATGATCCTAATGCTAGTATGGAAGAAAAGATAGCATTACTCTCAGCAGTACAAAATGCTCATAGTCATTCATTGCATAGTAACTTTGATAGTATTGATTACTACATTCCAAAAATTTCAGATACAAAAGGTAGATTTGGAAAGAGTGCAGAAGGTGCTGAAATTTTAATGCCAACTATGCAAGGAGCTCAATTGCAATATGGTCAAGGTGGTGGATTTGGTGCATTTGTTACCATGGTTGATGAAAATGGAAAGGTTCTAATGAAGACAGGACATGGTGATATTAGAGGTGCCAAAACTGGAACTGTTGATCTTACTCCACCAAAGACAAGTTCTGCAGTATCTGGAAATGACTTGATGAAACTCTTTAGTTCTGGCAACAATCCTAATGATGCAGCTAGTGTATTAAATGGACAATCTGGAATGTTTAGTATGGGATCTCAATTCATGATGCCAACCACTGTTATTAATAATTACAATACAGTAGCAGGAAAAGACAGTGGTGGTGATAGTTCAACGAGCGGTGGATTCCCTGCAGGATTTGAAGCGTTCACAGTTCCTTTCAGTTTATCCACTAAGTAATAATGGCAGAACAACATTCTTCTGAAGTTAGATTAATTAGATGTGTAATATCTCAAGCAGGTGCTAATCAAAAAGCATTGGGTGAAGATATGATTGCTGCCTTTGAGGTAAATGAGAGTCTTGAGTCTCCTTTTATGGCAGGAGTTCTGGTAATAAGTGACTCAAAAGATTTTATAGGAACTTATCCAATTCAGGGTGGAGAGTTTATCTCTATGGAGATAAAAACGAGTTTTGATGAAAATCCGATTGAATATCAGTTTGTGATCGCTTCTATTGGAGGTAGAATTGTAAAAAATAAATCACAAGTATATAATTTAGTTTTGATTTCTCCAGAAGCATTGATAAATGAGGGAACTAGAGTACAAGAACCTCTTACTGGAAACCCTGAAGCAATCATCAAAAAAATGCTGAGTAAAAGATACTTAGCTTCTACAAAGGAATTTTTCTCAGAACCATCTAAATTTGAAGTAAGGATGAATCCTGCTAGAACTAGACCATTTGACATTATCGCAAGTCTTCTCAGAAAATCTGTTTCTTCAAAAACCAATTATAGTGGAGCTAATAGCACAAACACTACGGAAACTTCACAGCAAATAAAAGGCAGTGCTGGATTTTTATTCTGGGAAAATCATAGAGGATATAATTATTTCTCTATTGATGCACTATGTGATCAGGTAGATGGTAAATACTCTGCACCTAGATTAAACGTGGAGGCATGGGGTCCTTACATTGAAGAAATAGCAAATACTGAGATTTCTGGAGATCAAAGATTTTTGATTGAAGACGCCGTATTTTCTTCGGAAATTGATTTAATGAAATCTTTCCGTATGGGTAAATACTCTTCATTAATGGTATTCTTCAATCACTCTACAGGTCAGTATGAAGAATATGTTTACAAAATTAAAGATAGTTATGATAATATGGCACATCTAGGTGGACAGGAGAGTGTTTCATTGATTCCTGCTAATCAGATTGAACTATCAGATTTTCCTACAAGAGTCATGTCTATGGTATTAGATCATGAATCGTGGTTTAATGAGCCAGGCATTGCTAATCCTGAGGATAAGAAAGCAAAAGATCCAACTAAATTTGCTGACTGGCAAAAGTACTATGCAGCACAAGGAGCATCAAGATCAGAACTACTTAAAAATCAACAGGGTACAATTGGAATTCCTGGCAACCCACTTATTTGTGCTGGCGACAAGATTGACATTAGGATTGCAAGCAAGTTGGCAGATGAGTTAAGAAAGAAAAAACCATATGATGAGGAGAGTAGTGGAGTCTACCTTGTCAAGGCAACAACACAAACTTACAATTTTGTAGCAGGAAATAGCGGAACTTTAAAAACTACGCTACAATTAATGAGGGATTCTTATGGAATGAAAGATGTCCCTTCAAATCACGGTAATAAATAAATCAGAGGAGGTACTAACTTATGGAAAGTATAGAACAACACATTGAAAAAGATAAAGAGATCTTAAGCGATCCTACAACTAATCCACAGATGCGTCGTCATATTGAAGGCGAATTGCATGATTTGGAAGAGTATGTAGAGCATCATAAAGATGAGATTGAAGCAGGAGATCATCATGATCCAAATGCTATTGAACTTTTTTGTGATCAAAACCCTGAAGAACCAGAGTGTCTAATTTACGACGATTGATATGGATGAGGCATTATCAAGACTAATGCCAACTCAGAGAATCGGTAATGACGGATTCTCTTGGTGGGTAGGTCAGGTAGAAGGAACCGCCAGTGATGAAGAAAACAACAAGGGCGGATACCGTTTTAAGGTAAGAATCGTAGGAGATCATCCTAAATCTAGGAAGATTCTTGATACGAAGGACTTGCCTTGGGCTACTGTGATGATGCCAGTGACTGTGCCATTTATGCCAGGTAATATTGGCGGTGGTCATCCACAATTAGTAAAAGGATGTTGGGTAACAGGATTCTACTTAGATAATGATAGACAAAGACCCATTATTATGGGTTCTATCGGTATGGTGCCAGGTTCAACATCTACTATTAATGATGTTGATCCTAGTGATGATGAAGCATTTGTAACAGGTGTGAGATCTGGAAATCTATCTCCAAACCCTGCCACAGATGGTGAGGAAGGAAAAGACGGTACTGCTAAAACTGGTGGTGGACTGTCTGATGGAACAAAGAGAGGAGACGGTGAAGATAGAGTAGATGCAGGAACAAAAAAACTAGCAGTAATAGAAGATGAGGACTGGTGTCAAGTCACAGCGGAGAAATGTGAGAACATTGACCTAAAGACACAAATGAACACTATCATTGGTCAACTCTTATATAATATTCAACGCAGTAATGGAAACATCGGTACATTCTACACCAGTAAGATAACAGGTGGTGTTAATAGTGCCATTGGTGAGGCAAGAGGATATGTAAATAAAGCAATCTCCGTTGTAACAGAGTTTATTGCAAGAGTCAAAGGATTTATTACAAAACAAATTCAAGACGCAGTAAATGCACTAGTAAAGGCAGTTCTAAGACCAGGCGAATCTGGAAACGTATTGACACCTATTACTGAGTGGTTTAACAACATTCTGAAAGACTTAGGTTGCAAGATGGCAGATCTAGGTGAAAGATTGATTGAATGGTTGACAAATCTACTAATGAGTTTCATCAATAACATCTATCGTAATGCAATTTGCCATATTGATGAATTAGTAAACGGAATTATCTCAAAAATTCAACAGTTGATGAACGAACTGTTTGATAGCATCTTAGGACCTCTGCAGGACATTCTTGGTGCTATTGCTGAACCACTCAATATGATCGGAAAAGCAATTAACTACGTTCTTAACTTATTAGGTATTACTTGCTCAGGACCTGATCAAACTTGTAACAAATACAAGGAAGTATGCACCAGTGGTGAGAAGAAAGATAAAGAGGATGATGAGGATTTCTTAGATAAACTGTTAAAGAGTATTGATAACTTATTTGGTGATACTCCTGCCGATTATACACAGTATGTTTGTGATGAAGCATATACTGGTAGACCACTAACAGTTACAACAATCGGATTTGCTGGTGGAGTACCTCTACCTGGCACAGATACAACTAAGAAACCAAAAATTATATACAACATAGATGATCTCACTGTTACTGAGGGTGAGATAGCAACATTTACTATAACAAGAACTGGATTTATTGATGTTGCATCTTCTGTTCAAGCTAAAACATTAAAGTCACAAGGAACAGCAACATCTGGAACTGATTATCTTCCTGTAGATATTATTGTAGGATTTTCTCCTGGCGAGACAGAGAAAACACTTGAGATTCAGACTTTATTTGATGATGAAAAAGAAAGTGATGAATCCTTCTTTGTTAGACTCACTACTAATTCTCCAGTTGATAATAGTGACATACAAACAAAATATACTAAAAATATTGGTAATTGCATAATTACCGAGAAAAAACTATCTGAACCATATGATCCTTATAAACCAGATCCTGTAGATCCATTTGAACCAATTCCAGATCCAGTGCCAGATCCAGACGCACCAGATCCAAATGTACCAGATGAGGAAGAGGATGTAGTAGTTTTGGATCCTACATTAAATGTGACAGCTAATAGAACTACTTGTCCTGAAGATGAGTTCATCATTTATACTATCACAACTACAAATGTTAATAATGGTAGTATATTTTTCTATAACTTATTTGGTAACAATATTACTTCTTCTGATATTGTTGGCGGACAATTATCTGGTCAATTTATTATCAATGATAACAAGGCAAATGTTACAGTAGGAATCGCTGAGGATAATGTTCTTGAGGATGAAGAGACTCTTACATTTGCAGTCGCTGGTCAAGGAGCATCTGTAGATGTATTGATTACAGTAGATGATAATCAAAGCATTGATGATCTTGATGATGGACTTGGCGACACACCAGAAACAGTATTTGAAGAGTTCAGACCACCCACTACAAAACCACCCATTACTGATGATACAGGTGGTATCATTGAAATTCCTATTGATGATCCTGGCGATGGTTGGGCAGAACCACCTATTGTCTTCATTGGTGGTGGTGGATCAGGAGCTACAGCAGTGGGACTATTGGATGATGAAGGATTTTTAACAGAAATTAGAGTACAGTCACCTGGTTTTGGATACAAGAAAAACCTTGCAACTGATAACGATGTGAGATGTATTATTGATTCGTTTACTATCTTGAGACCTGGCGTTGGATATACTAGTGTTCCTGACATGTATGTAAATGGTGAGTTAGGAATTGCTGAGGCAGTGGTTGATCTTGATACTGGATTTGTTATTGGTGCTCGTATTTTAAATAGACAAATTACATTTGATAGATTCCCTGCAATTGACATTGTAGGAGGTGGTGGATATGGTGCTAAATTGTTGCCATCATTAGCATGTCTAGATACAGATGCACTAACTACTATTGGTTCTACTAAGATTGGTACTGGTAAATACATTGATTGTCCATAATGTCAAAAGTAAAAGCTGCTAAAACGTATCCCGATACCATATTCAAACAGACTACTCCTGATGAGAGTCAAGAGTTAAGTAGCGGTCCTAGATTTCAGACATGGTATAAGGGTTATCTAACTAAGTCTGAAATATACGAAAGGATGATGCCTGATGGACTAACTTCTGCATTGAGGATAGACGGTCCTGACGCAGGTGGTGCTGCGGTGGTGATGAATAATAAGGGTAATATTAAATTAATTACAGGAAAAAGAACTGATGCTGCTGGTAGTGGAACGTTAGATATCAGAACTGCTGGATGCAATCAACTCCATGATGGTAGAACAAATATTCAATATAATCCTGGCGGTAATGAAAATGAAGGACAGGCACTTAACATACTAGCGTATGGTGATGTGGTAGAAGATGCAATTGGTAGTGAAAGACATATTAAAGCAACAAAAATTGTAATCACTGCAACAGAGGGACTTTTCTTAAAAGGTAATACAGTCAGTATAACAGCAGAAGGCGATATTCAGATGGCAGCTGCTGCTATCAACACTGCACAGGTCAATAAGAAGGATATTGTTTTTGGACAAAACATGAAGTTTGGTGCTGGTGAAGACACTGATCTACAGTTTGATCCTAGATCATCTAGGAATGTTATTTCAACTGGAAATATAAATCATAAAGTTCTTGGTGATTATAAGGTAAAGAGTTTACGTAATATGAGTTTTAACGGTGTTCTTGGATTGCTCTTGAACTCTCCAGCAAAAACTACTGTTCAAGGTTTAGCAGGAATGGTGGTCAGTGGTCCTGGCGGTATGAATCTTAATGCTGCTAAGACTACATTCACGACTGGTGATTTTGATATCAAGTCAGGAAAAACGTCATTTAAGACTGCTGACTTTGATGTTGATGCAGCTAAAATTGATCTAGTTGGAGCAGCAGATGTTTCCATCACTGGTGCTAACGTCCGACTGACGGGAGCATTAATTTACCTAAATTAAAAGTTATGATTTTTTGGATTGGATTTTTCGTTATGTTCTTTAACGAAGGTTTCGTTATGATGAGACATGTATCACCATGGTGTGCACGTCAAAGAACTAAGTTCATCAAAAAGTATGGTGAGAACACATGGTATAGATTCCATGGCACACTTGACTATACTTGGATGGGATTAGTAACTATTGGTTTGATAGTTAATTCTAATAGATTATTGCATGTAATGGCATTGTTAACCTATTGGACACTATCTTTTATGATATTCTACTTACCAAGATGGATCACACGCAAATGAACGACATCACAATTTTTGTATATCTTTGTTTCTTCATAGGTCTATTTGGAGCTACGTTTGCGTTCATGTTTACTGTGATGACATCAACACTTAAGGATTTTGATAAACCTAAGAACAAAAGTAAGACCGTATTACCCGCACCTCATCCAGAAATGGAAGGAGTCAAGTATGGAGAGGAATTGCTAGTATTCAGAAGCGAAGAGAATGAATCCGAAGATGATTCATAAGCAGAACTTATGACAGTTGTAAGATATACTCATTGTAAACTGGCACAAGGGGGTTGACTTTTAGGGGTTGGCTCTGATAAATTAGTCTCAGGTGATTGGGAAACCAGTCGCTGTGTAAACTCTAGAGGAGAAAATTTCAAATGATTAAAACTGCTATTGCTGCCCTTGCAGCTGCCTCTGCAATTGCTGCACCCGCTGCTTTTGCAGGTCCTTTTGTCAACGTAGAAGCCAACTCAGGTTGGACGGGTTCCAATTATACGGGAACTAATACAGATTTCCACGTTGGCTACGAAGGTGACCTTGGCGAATCTGCTTCATACTACGTCCAAGGTGGTGCTACTGTTATCTCACCTGATGGTGGAGAGGCAGACACTGTTCCTTCTGGTAAGGCAGGTATTGGCGTTGGTGTTACTGATGCTCTTGGTCTTTATGGCGAAGTTAGTTTTGTTGGATCAGGTGACGACAACGTTGACCGTGGGTACGGTTCTAAGGCAGGTATCAAGTATAGCTTCTAACTTGCAAACTGTCAATGATGTGATATAATAACAGGGAGTTTTCGGACTCCCTTTTTTATTCTAAATATTAGTGTTAGTGAAGGAATTATGCTATCTACACAGTACAGACTGCGCTTAGAAGCTATTTGTAAAAAAATTGCCAATAATCAAGAAGTTGATCTAACAGAGATGATCTGGGCAGAGAAATTATCTAAGGCAAATACAACTGCTAGAAACTGGTTGCAACAAGCACGTCGGCAA